TGTTAAAAGAGAGAATTAATCAAACTGCAAAAAATATTGAATATATTCAAGAAAAAATAGATGCAATTAAAGAAAATTCTAATGTTGAAAATAAAATAATTAAAGAGTTATTAGAATTATTAGAGGGCGAATTAAATGACCAAAGAGAAAAATATTTTTCTTTAAAAGTTAAACTAGAAGATAAAACACGTATTTTATTATCAGAAGGATTTGCTCCTAATGATATTGTTTCGTATAATGATGATTTATATGTTGTAATATCTTATAATGGTGCAGAAAAATCTTGTTTAATTCAAAAGATAGAAGATTCTTCAGTTGTTGAAAATGTGACTTGCGATAGATTAACTATACATAAATCTTATTTTGATTCAGATATTTTAAATAAAGACAATACGTCAATAAAAATAGCGAATCAAAATAGCCAAAATAGTGTTTCATATAAAATTTTTTAAAAAATGTATCTTGATAAAGAAAAATTTAAAAAAGATGTATTAGAATCATTAGAAAAGGGATATTTAACTGACGAAGCAGCAAAAGGAATGTTGTTAATAGCAAAACATTTAACAACAAAATTCACATACAAAAATCCAATGGACCGTGATGATTGTATAGGTGCTGCAATGTTAGAAGTATGTAAATATTGGAATAGATATAATCCAAAGGAAAGTCCATATCCGTTTTCTTTTTTCACTACAATGATAACTAATGGGTTGGCAAAAGGATGGGGAAAAATAAATCCTTTATCTCAATCTATATTATTAAGAATGAAAGAATAGTATGAGTATTAAAGAAGTAAAACCTACAAATGAAAAATACAGACAAGGTTATTACAGATTAAAAAATGTATCCAAATACATAGGCGATCCCACGAAAATTATATTTAGGTCTTCGTGGGAGTATAATTTTTGTAAGTACTGCGATGAGAATGAAAGGATAATTAAGTGGTCATCTGAACCGGTGGCAATACCATATATTAATCCAATAGATAATAAAGAACATAAATATTATGTAGATTTTTATTTAAGGGTTATTGATGATAATGGGAATCAAAATGATTTTTTTGCCGAAATTAAACCATCTGCACAATTAAAAAAACCAATTTTAAAAGGAAAAAAGACCTTTAAAAAAATAAAACATTATAATCAAGCAGCAAAATCATGGATTATAAATGTTGCAAAATTTAAAGCGGCAGAAGCTTTTTGTAAAAATAGAGGAGGGAAATTTATTTTGGTTACAGAAAAATTTTTATTTAGATGATATTTTCACAGAATTTAAAAAAAATTGCTACGGATTCTTATAAAAAAGACTCTCAAAAAATAATTGAAACCAAATATAACGGTAAAAATTTTAATTCTGGATTTTTAGAAGAATCTTACCGAATGTATGCAAAAAGTTTAAAAACATTTATTCCATTAGAAATATATACGTTTCTTTACGAACCAATCACCCCAAATTTACCTTTTTATGATCGTAAACCATTTATATGGGTTGTTGATGAACTTATAGATGAAACCACTGGAAATAAAACAGTTTTGGGAATAAATATAAATTTTTTTCCCTATTTAGAAAGGATTAAATTTTTGGATATTACTTCACACACATTTGGCATTTTTAATAAAAAAAATGAAACCGACCAAAGTAGAGTTGCTAATAATATTAAAATGAAACAAATTTTGTCTTGGAAGTTTTTTAATGATAAATATAGAAAACATCTAAAAAATTTTGATTTTTGTTGGAGAAAATATATTTATAAAGAAATAACATCGCCTGTTTTAGTTGAAAGGGAAGATTGGTTTAGATTGCCTTATTATATTTCTAAATACACAACAATACCAATTGGTAAGATTTGGAATCTATACAACGAATAAATTAAATAAAAAATTATGGCAGGATTTTCTAATAAATCAATATTTGGGATATTATCTGATACTCTTAAGAAAATGTCAAATATTGGTATGGAATATGAAGACATGGTTGTAAGACAATCAAAGGCAATTGGCGTTACAGAAGCACAATTTGGCAATGAAGGTTTTATTCCAGAAGAATTAAAATATTCTTTAAGTTTAGCAGATATAGGTAGTAGTAAATTTGTTGCATATTTTGATAAAGAATATAAATCAAAAAGAGAAAATCTAAGAAAATTTTCAATGAATTCTGAAATAGAATTCATATTAGATATTATTTCCGATGAAACAATTGTTTATGATTCAGCAAATTATTTTTGTGAAATTAATGTTCAAAAATTAAAACCAATAATTAAAGAAGATAAAGTAGATGAAGTTTTAACAGATATAGATGTTGAATTTAAAAGATTATACACATTATTTAATTTTAATCAAGGACACGATGCTTGGAATTATTTTAGACAATTTTTAGTTGATGGATTCTTGGCATTTGAAATTATTTATGATGAAAGCGGAACTAATATAATTGGTTTTAAAGAATTAGATCCTGTTTCATTGCGTCCAGGAATTGAAAAAGATGAAAATGGTAAATATCAAAAATATTGGGTTCAATATGATGAAAACCCACAAATGAAAAGAGTCTTACCAGACTCATCAATTATCTATATTTCATACGCAAAAGGTAATTTTACATCAAGAGTAAGTTATGTTGAAAGATTAGTTAGAGCACTTAATCTTTTAAGACTAATGGAAAATTCCAGAATTATATGGAATATTATGAATAGCTCATTCCGATTAAAAATGGTGGTTCCAATTAGTACTAAATCAACACAAAAAGCAAAAGAATCACTTTCTGAATTTAGAAGTATTTATAAAGAAGATATATCCCTTAATTATGAATCTGGCGAATTAACTGTTAATGGTCAGCCTTCAATGCAATTTTTTAAGAATTACATTGTCCCATCTAAAAACGGCGAACAACCTGACATATCAGTTATTGGTGGTGAAGGTTATGATCTTTCAGATACAGATGTAATAAATTATTTTAAAAATAAATTAAAAGAAGAATCTAAAATTCCATTTGAAAGGTTTGATTTTCAAGGAGGTGGAGGAAGTTTTAGTACATCTCCTGATGGAATGAGCCGAGAAGAGATTCGTTTTGCTAAATTTATTAACCGATTAAGGTCTATTTTTCAAGAAATAATATTAAAACCATTATATATACAATTATGTCTTAAATATGAAGAATTTGCAAACGATGAATTGTTTAAATCTACATTAAGTCTAGATTTTATAAAAGATAACTATTTTGAAGAACAAAAATCATTTGCAGTCCTACAATCAAGAGTAGACGTAGTAAATTCTTTAATGGGAATTATGACAAAAACAAAAGATGCTACAGGTATGGACGTAGATGTTCCATATTTCCACCCAGAATTTTTAATAGAAAAATATTTAAAACTATCAACAGAAGAATTAAAACAAAATAAAACTATGAAAGAAAAGAAAGAAATAGAAGATTTAGAATATATGAAAAAACAGCAAGAATTAATGGGTGATGATGGTATGGGTATGTAATGAGCATAAAATATTTTAAAAATTTAAACAAATGGGTTTATTTTTTATTTTTTAAATAAAATTTAAACCTATTTTTATGTCACAATTATTTTCAGAAAAATATCGCCCTTCTTCAATTGAAGAAGCCATTTTACCTGCCAGAATAAAAAATATTTTTTTAAATGATGCAGATATATCACAGCATTATTTATTATATGGTTCACCGGGAATGGGTAAAACATCAGTTGCTAGAATCCTTGCAAAAGGAAAACCTTTTATTTACATAAATGTATCTGATGAGTCTTCAGTTGACACTGTACGTGATAAAATTACAACATTTTGTTCAACAATGTCAGTTTTAGATTCACCAGATACTAAAAAGATTGTTATATTAGATGAAGTAGATGGTGCTTCAGACCAATTTTATAAAGCACTTAGAGCAACTATTGAAAGATTTCATAAACAAGCAAGATTTATTGCAACTTGTAATTTTATTAACAAAGTTCCTGAACCAGTTCAATCAAGATTTATTTGTATTAATTTTGACCCAATTACAAATGAAGAAGAAAAACTATTAAAAATAGAGTTATTTAAAAGATTACAGCAAATATTTAGAGAAAACGGGATTACTATTGAAAAAAATGCGTTAATAGAATTTTTAAAAAGAAATTTTCCTGATATGCGTTCAATTATGAATAAAATTCAAATGTTTAAGACGCAAGGAATAAATAATATAGATTTAAACACAATAAAAGTCCTAAACTATAATTTTGCAGATTTATTTAACCTAATTTTAAATGCGCCAGACCCAATAAATAACTATAAATTTATAATGGCGAATTATTCGTCACGTGTTGATGATGTTTTAAATGCTCTGGGGAGTGAATTTATAGATTTTATTATAGAATATCATAAACCATTAGAAAAATTTATTCCACAAATAATTATAAAAGTGGCTTATTATCAATCTATACGCACTCAAGTGATTGATTCTGCTATATCTTTATTATCTTGTGTTTATGAATGCCAATTAATTTTAAACCAAAATAAATAAATTATTTATGAGAACAGTTGATGATGTTAAAGATTATATTTTAAATACGTATCCTTTAATAAGACCAAATAAATTTCAAATTGCAAAAATAGGTATACGTGTATATTTGTATATTGTAGACCAATCTGCTAATCTTCATCGTGTACAAATAATAAGGGCACAAATTTCTACAATATATGAGTCAAATATATTAAAAAATGAATTTGAAAAGAATATTAGGAATGCAATGAAAAAATTTGGTTGGTTTAATGGTTAAATTTAACAATTTGTTAACATTTTAAATTTTTAAAAATAAGTTTTTTTGCTTATTTTTAAAAAAAAATTAAAAAAAATGAAAAAACGGTCAATACTAATTGATGGCGCTTATTTTCTCTATAAAACGCTATTCATATCTCAAGAATTTAATTCTAAAGAAACCCAATTAGATTCTAAAAAATCGGTTGAACAATTTGTTAGAAAAGTATTTATTGATATTTCTGCAATTTTAAGATCATTACCATCACATCAAAGAATTGTATTTACTTCTGAATCTAAATCTTGGAGAAAATCTATTCTTATTTCAGGTGATGGATACAAATCAAATAGAGAAGATATAAAATCTTCTATGGTAAATTGGGATAATTTTTACAATGCCACTAATGAAATAATAGATATTTTATCAAATAATGGCGTTGTACATAGTAAAATAAATAATGCGGAAGGCGATGATCTTTTGTATCTTTGGGCAAACCAATTATTAAAAGAAGGAGATGATGTTATTATACTAACAGGTGATAAAGATTTATACCAATGCGTTAAATATAATAATGATAACGAAATTTATTTACTTAATCCTAATTCAAAAAATAGAATATTGGCAATAGAAGATGTGATAAGAAATTTATCTGAAAAAAATGATATTTACAATGGTCTATTTGATGAATATGTAGGAATAAATTCTACTTTTGAAGATTTAAATAAAATTTGCAAAAAAGTTGTAAAAATTGATATTGAAAAATTTGTATTATGTAAAATAGCAGAAGGTGACAAAGGTGATAATGTTCACTCAATTTTTGAATGGCAAAAGAATGGGTCAACTTTTAAATTTACCGCTAATAAAATGTTAAAGATTTTAGAAAAATATCCTCATACAAATATCAATAATCTTGAATCTAATGTTGACATAATTGCTAAAGAAGTTTTAGAATTAACTAAACAAAAAGGAGATATAGAAAAGATAAAAGAAAACATTTTATTAAATAAAAAAGTTTTATATTTAGATACGTCTACTATTCCAAATGAAATCCAAACCCAATTTTTGGATCATTATTTAGAAACAAAAGATAAACGGATTAATTTTAAAAATATGAATATGAAAGATATTTTGCAAGATACAAAATATATT